ACGAAAACGCATTTAACCAGGCAGCCGCTGATGCTGCACGCAAAGGCGATTCGCACTTTACATTTAACGGTAAAAAATACAAAACAAAAATGGACAAAGATACAGCACACAAACTTGACGAAGCAAGCCCGAGTGTTGAAAAGACAATCAAAGATCCAAACTTTGTATTGGTATTGAAAAAAGACGAAGCAGCAGATGGTATGCTAAGACGTACACAATTTAAAACAGCACAAGGCTTATTAGCATTTGCAATGGCCGATATTGCTAGTCGTATTATAGGCAGCAATTCAGATGCAGTTGCTAACTTTGCTAGTGACATGATGATTAATGTTGGCGAAGAAGGCGAAACATTTGGCACAAAAATGACACCAGAATATAAGCGTGATAAGCAATTAGCAATGATGTTAGCTAAAAGATACATCGACGATGTTAAGCGTATAGCAACCGATGAAGAATATGCCAAAGAAGTTAGAAAAGACCCAGATGATGTATACGGTAAGAAAAAGAAACGTTCCGGGGGTTTCCATGAAGCATTTGAGAATTGGGCTAATGAAATAGTTGAAGCAGGAACAACTGGTACTGTTGGTACATCCGGCACAGTACCAGCAAGAGTAAATCAACAAGTTGTAAAAGCAATGGCCGGCGGTGACGCACAAGCAACTCAGCAAGTTAAGCGCATCGGTGATAAGCTAGCTAAAGGACAAAAACTTACTCCAGCAGAAATGCCAGTAGCAGGGGAAATTGCCAAAAAGCTAATGACAACTAAAAAGACCTCAGCAGCAATGCAAGCTCTAGCTAACAGCGAAACAAACGAATTAAAAGATGGCGAAGTTGCTATTGCAGAAAAGCAACTAAAAGTAAAAGCTGATAGTGACTATGATGGCGATGGTAAAGTAGAATCACCACGTGATGAGTACATGGGCAGTAAAGACAACGCTATTAAAAAGGCAATAAAAAAGAAACCTACAGCAGAAGAAATAGATGATTCAGAAGATGATACACTATTCCAAGAAAGTTTAAACCTTATTAAAACTTACGCAGGTATTTAAATAAAATAAAATACTCCCTTAGGGGAGTATTTTTTTGACTATTTTTCTTGACAAGTATAAATAGTCGTGTTACATTAAACTATAGTGTAACACTTAGGCAAACACTATACAAACAACATGGCTAATATGGCAAAATAGGAGAAACATCATGGCTACACTAGCAGAAATTCGTGCTAAACTACAACAACAAGAAAACCGCGGTAGTACTAGTTCAAGTACACAAGGCGGAGACCGTGCTATTTACGCACACTGGAACATTCCCGAAGGATCAACTGCAAAACTACGCTTCTTGCCAGACGGCAATGAAAAGAACGACTTTTTCTGGGTCGAGCGTAATATGATTCGTCTACCTTTCCAGGGCATTAAAGGACAAATGGATAGTAAACCAGTAATGGTACAAGTTCCATGTGTTGAAATGTATAACGATGGCACAGCATGTCCTATTTTAGGAGAAGTACGTCCGTGGTTTAAAGATCCATCACTGGAAGATATGGGTCGTAAATATTGGAAAAAGCGTGGATATATTATGCAAGGATTTGTCCGCGAATCCCCAATGAACGAAGATGAGACTCCAGAAAACCCAATCCGTAGATTTATTATTTCGCCGCAGATTTTTAATGTAATCAAGGCTGCACTAATGGATACCGAAATTGAGGAACTACCTACTGACTTTGATCTTGGCTTAGACTTTTTGGTTAGTAAAACACAAAAAGGTGGTTATGCAGACTATAGCACTAGCAAATGGTCACGTAAAGAGTCAGAGCTTGATAGCCAAGAACGTGCAGCAATTGAAGCACATGGATTATTTGACTTGAGTGAGTTTCTTCCTAAAAAACCAGGCGAAACTGAACTAAAAATCATTCATCAAATGTTCGAAGCAAGCGTTGATGGACAACCGTATGACCCAGATTTGTTTGGACAATACTACAAACCTGCAGGATTACAAGTTAGTGGTTCAAGCAATAATACACCAAGGTCTGCACCTGCACCTGCTCCTGCTGCACAAACTCCTGCACCAGTAACAGAAGCAACCACTGACACAGGATGGACAGAACCTGCACCTGCTGCTCCGTCAGCAGAAAGTGGCGACACTAAAACAGCAGATATTCTTGCTATGATTCGTCAGCGTAAAACTGTCGAATAATCATTAAAAATATTAATAAAAAATCAGTAGGTGTAATGCACCTACTGGTAATTAACGTATAAATGCAAGGAACACAATATGGCAAAACCGTTTGACGTAAGTAAATTTCGTAAAAGTATCACTAAGGCAGTACCAGGACTTAGTGTAGGATTTAACGATCCGGATACATGGATTTCAACTGGTAACTATACACTAAACAAGTTGATTAGCGGAGAATTTACCAAAGGAATTCCTCTTGGTAAAGTAACAGTGCTAGCTGGCGAAAGTGGAGCAGGTAAAAGTTATATTGCTAGCGGCAATGTAATCAAGGCTGCACAAGATCAAGGTATTTTTGTTGTATTAATTGACAGCGAAAACGCACTTGACGAAAAGTGGCTACATGCATTAGATGTTGACACTGACGAAACTAAGTTGCTTAAACTTAATATGAGTATGATTGACGATGTTGCAAAAACAGTTAGTGATTTCATGAAAGACTATAAAGCAGAGTATACTGACAAAGACCCCGAAGAACGTCCTAAAGTATTGTTTGTAGTTGATTCATTGGGTATGCTACTGACACCTACCGATGTTGATCAGTTTCAAAAAGGTGATATGAAAGGTGATATGGGTCGTAAGCCCAAAGCACTAACATCGCTTGTTAGAAACACAGTTAACATGTTTGGTGAATTTAACGTAGGACTACTAGCAACTAACCATACATATGCATCACAAGATATGTTTGACCCAGATGATAAAATCTCAGGTGGTCAAGGCTTTATCTATGCAAGTAGTATTGTTATTGCTATGCGTAAACTCAAACTAAAAGTAGACGCAGATGGTAACAAAACATCACAAGTACATGGTATTCGAGCGGCGTGTAAGGTAATGAAAACACGTTATGCTAAACCCTTTGAAAGTGTACAAGTAGAAATTCCATATGAGACAGGAATGAGTCCATATAGTGGACTTGTTGAATTCTTTGAAGCAAAAGAGATTCTAAAGAAGAGTGGCAACAGTTTAGAATATACTAGCCCTAAAACAGGTGAAGTAATTAAAATGTTCCGCAAACCTTGGAATGCTAACAAAGATAATGCTTTGGATCTTATTATGAGCGAATGGGACGATGATGTCGTAGACGCTGTAGAAGACCTTCCGGAGGTAAATATCGACGATGAACAAGACGTCTTACCCAAGGAAGAATTAACCAATGAAAATGAATGACAGTGAGATAGCCGCATACGTTGATATGTGGCTGTCTATGAAACCTTATATTAGTGCCAAAGACAAAGAAATTGCATGTGAAAAGTTCTTAACTGTGATCAACGAAAATATCTGCGATCTAAATGAAGTATGCGATGAATGGTTTGGTTACGACTCAACACTTGACAGAGTGCTCAGAGATTGTTATTATGAAGATGCATATGATGATATTGATGAGGACTCGGATGAATACGATGATTGGTAAATGAGCTGGTATAGTAAAGTAAAGAAAAATATAGCTAATATTGTTCCTGCGATTGATTACTTCGAACAGCAACTAGATGAAGCAAGATTAGATTGTGGACTCAAAGGTAATGTAGAAAAACACTCACGTGACATGCCTGGAATAGTTGAGTATCGTTTTAATCAATTACAGGAACTAGAAGCTATACTTGAACATCTTAATATTGAGATGCGCAAAATACGCAACAAACATTATAGAAAATATCTAGAAGGATATAACAAAGCACTTAGTAGTCGAGATGCTGAAAAGTATGCTGACAGCGAAAGTGAAGTTATTGACCAACAGCATATTATTAATGAAGTAGCATTGATTCGTAATAAGTTTATGGGATTAATTAAAGCTATTGATGCCAAACAGTTTCAGATTAATAACATTGTAAAACTAAGAGCTGCAGGATTAGAGGACGTGAGTTTATGAGAATAGTATTTTGTTTACCGGGTAATAGCTATAGTGGTATATTTTTACAATCATTTACAGGTGTATGGACTTGGTGCTTACAAAATGGACACCAACCCATACTAAGTCAACAACACAGTAGTATGGTAAATTTTGCTCGTTGTAAAGTAGCAGGTGCAGATGTATCTAAAGGTATGTATCAAAAGCCATTCAATGGTATAGAATATGATTATATGATGTGGATCGACAGCGATCAAGTATTCACAGTAGAACATTTTACTAAACTACTAAGCATGGATTGTGATGTTGCTAGTGGATGGTATAGTCAACCTCAA